TAATTACACGCTACGTTAAGTTGAAATACTTAGAGTCGGCGGGTTTCGACACGACCAAAGCACAAGACGACTTCTCGCAATCCTTCTCGTTTTTGACTGGGTTTGATAAAGGGGCGGCGGTTGTTAGCGCAGGACTTGGGCGGAGAGGCTATGCTTACTTGAGTGCATATAACGTTCCAGATAGCGGTTTCGGCAGATGAGCATACACAACCTACGAAAAGGCCAAGTATCGAGGCCAGCCAAGCATAACCTAAACACGGCTAAAGTAGAGTCACCGATTAAAGGCATCGACGCCCGTGTTGCGTTAACGCAAGGCTCACCGCTGTACTGTATTTACACGTATAACATACTACCTTATGAGTATGGAATGTATGTGCGTAAAGGTTTTCGAGAGTATCAAATAGCAGTAGATGATGGCTCAGGCGCAGGGGTGCACACGCTAATACCCTTTGGCGGTATCGAAGAGCAAGGCATAGAAGATAAATTATTCGCTGTCACAAACGAAGGCATTTGGGACGTAACCCTCGCAGCCGCCGCGCCGATATTAAAATTAACGTTTGCCGATCAGCAAAACAACGCTGGATATGGTGTTTACACGCATTACGTGGACGACTCAGAAACAGACTTGTTGATGTATGCGGATAATTTTAACGGTTTATTCACCTACGAAGCCAGCACTGGAACGTGGGCGCAAGCCACGGGTATTCTAGGGCCAGTAATCGAGAATATCCGCTGGGTAATATCGCATAAACAGCGTTTATGGCTGGTAGAAGAGAACAGCACGAAAGCCTGGTATCTGCCCATAGGCAGTAAATCCGGCCAAGCGACCGAGTTCTTTTTCGGCTCTAAATTCGCCCACGGCGGGAACCTAGAAGGGCTGTTTAACTGGACGATAGACGGCGGCGCAGGTGTAGACGATCTGCTCGTTGCGGTGAGTCGGTCAGGTGATGTTTTGCCATACAAGGGTCAAGACCCAAGCGCAGCAGAAACGTGGGATTTAGTCGGTTCTTATTTTATCGGTCAAGTACCCAAGGGGCCATTTTTCGGCACCGAGCACGGCGGCGAGCTAATGCTACTGTCCACGTATGGCTTAACGAGCATGAACGACTTACTTAAAGGGGTAGACTCCGCTGATCTAGGGGCATTAGACCAAGCTCAAGGAAGCGTAGCAGGGGCCATAACAGGCCCGCTCCGTAATAGGATGCAGGCTACGATTGATCAATACGGCTGGCAAGTGCGCTTAGCACCAAGTGCAGGTGCCTTAATTATAACGGCTCCCGCTATAGGTTCCGGTGCTCAAATACAGTACGTGTACAACATAGCTACCCGAGGTTGGGGGTTGTGGCGTGGCGTACCTATAAATTCTCTTGATGAGTTCGAGGGCGCGGTCGTTTTCGGTACTGCTGATAACCGCGTAATGCGAATGGACGTAACCGCTGATAACGTACTGATCACACCGCCCGCAGAGGGCATAAACGGCGACCCTATCGAGTTTTCGACACTAACAGCCTATCAAAGTTTTGGCGCTGACGCGCTGTATAAGCGTGTGCACTTGATAAGAGCCGACTTTGTAGCTGACGGACAACCCGAGTATATCACACAAGCGCGATACGATTACGACATAGCCGAAGCGATGCTACCGACTGGCGAACCCCTCACAGGGCAGAATTTTTGGGATGAAGGCACTTGGGATTTAGCGATCTGGGCGTCTGCAGGTAACGAAGCATTCACAGGTCTGCAAGGTTCGTGGGGTTCTGGCCGCTATATCGCCGTAGCGATACAAGGTAAGACACGAGAAGAAACCCGCTTGATCGGTTTTGACGTGCTTTACGATACAGGCGGGCCGCTAATATGAAGCCTTATTTTCGAGAAATGCACGGGCCGAGTGATTGGGGCTGGATTAACGAACAAGTGGGGATTCTTCAAAGTGAAGACACAACCGGAATCACAGCTATTGATCTTGATACTAATAGTACTGTCGGCGCTTGTGTCATGGACAACTGGACAGCTAATAGTGTCCAAGCTCATTTTATGGTGGCCTCATCTACCGTGCTTAGGCACGGCTTTTTAGAGGAATGTTTCGACTTCATGTTCAACGAAAAGGGCGTGAAATATATCTATGGCATGGTTCCGGCAAGCAACGAAAAAGCACTCAAATTGAATAAACACATGGGGTTCACTGAACGCCTTAGACTGCCCGAGGCTTACGCTGACGGGGTAGATTATGTCGTGATGGAGTGCACACGCGACAACTGTAAATATTTACCCGAAGAGAGGGCGGCATAATGGCTGATGGAAGTGGTAACGATAGGGCTTATAGAGAACAACTAAGAAGGCGAGAGGAAGAAGCATCAAGCCCTTACGGTCAAATTCTAAGCGCTATCCAACGGGAAGAGGGGATGAAAGCCCCTAACCGTGAAGCCCGAGCACGGAAAGTGCTAGAGGATAATAACAAGGAGTTGTGGAACACCACAAAATACAAAGGCATGAGCAAAGTTGACACCTCAGCCTTAAAAACACTTGAGTTAGACAAGATACTAGGAGGCTATCAGCAACGCTATGAAGATAGGATAACGGGCTATGACAGAGCAGGTGCCGAAGCCGCAGAAAAAGAAAAAGCAAAAGCCGAAGCCGCAGCGCAAGCCGCAGCGCAAGCGCAAGCATTAAGAGATAAGAACCAAGCGCCAAGTTCGGCACCAAGCGCACCACCAACTATGGCGACAGGTAGACCCGTTCCGCCACCACAGCCTATGGCACCACCACCACAGCCTATGGCACCACCACCACAGCAGCCTATGGCACCACCACCACAGCCTATGGCACCACCACCAATAGACCCTAATTATCAGGCGCAGGCACCGAACCAAAACAATCAAAATATGGTCGCAGGCGCTACACCGATGGACACGGGTTATAGTCATTGGTCGCAGATGGCACCGCAACTAGAAGTCCAAGCACAGGCGGCACCGTTAGCCACCTATGACACGTCTCACCTTCAAGGCCGCGAAGCTCGAAAAGGCGCAGGCGCGCTTTATGGGGGTGCTACAGAGACGGCACGAGCGCTGCGTTCTGGTGTAGGCGATAAGTACTCAGGTAAAGGGGCGTAACATGGGCAAGAAAAGCCAAAATTCAGGCGCTATGCAAGCCGCACAAGCGCAAGGTGAGTTGAGTAACGAGGCCGCAAGAGAGGCTAATTACGCGAACCGCCCCGATCAGTACAACCCGTGGGGTTCTTTGACGTGGGGTACTGAGGAAGTTATAGACCCCGCAACGGGCGAGCCTGTTACAAAGTGGACACAGACTCAAGGCATGTCGGGCGATGCTCAACTGCTCTACGATCAGCAAATGGGGCTTATGGGTGGTCGTGGCGAAATGGCCGCAGGTATGAACGACCGCATACGAAACGAAATGGGTGGAGCGGTTAACTGGAACCAGTTTGGTAATATCCACGGCAACGCGAGAAGCCCGCAAGATATTCAGCAGGACGAGCAAAACCGTGTAAACGCAGCGGTGGGTGATCCTAACCAGATACGACAGCAAGCAGAAGACGCAGCGTATGGTCGCGCTACATCACGCCTAGACCCAAGATTTGCACAGAGTGACGAAGCCCTCGAAGTGAACCTAAGAAACAAAGGGCTGCGTGTGGGTGATCAAGCATACGATACAGCTATGGCGAATGCTAGCAGAGAGAAAACAGACGCATACCAGCAAGCGCAGTATGGAGCCTCAGAAGCAGGTAGGGGCGAAGCTAACCAAATGTATAATCAGCGCATGGGTATCAACCAAGCGGCGCAATCAGGTGGTCAGCAACAGTATGGTCAGCAGATGGGTTCGACCGAAATGGCTAACGCTCTGCGTGATCAACAGATTCAAGAGCAACTGGCGAAGCGTAACTTTAGCTTGAACGAGCAAAACGCGCTTACCGAAGGTCAAGACTTAAAGTCCTTATCCAGTATAGCAGGGGGTTAACATGGCATTTCAAGGATTCGCACCCGTCAGCATGACGGACGTACCAAACCTAATCGGGGCACAGTCGCGTGACGATCAAATGAACGCAATGCAACAGCGTGAAAACGTCAAGAACAGAGGCCAAATGATGATGGATGGCACTCGGCTAGTAGACAACGCTATGACCAAAGGCACGTGGTTAAACGACATGATGGGGGGTGGTGGTGTTCCTGCTAGCGAACTCTACGGCATGAACACGGCTTTTCCAGCCGCAGGCGAAACCGCAGGGCTAAATGCAGGCGCAATGAGTGAGGCTTTACGCGGTGGCGCGCCAGAGGCACTAGGCGCATTCGGTGATCTAGCCGCACCATCAGCCGTCGAGTCTGCTTTTAGTCTAGCAGCGCCCGATGCAGTAGGGGCGGCACTAGCACCAGAACTAGGCACATTAGGGCTTGGCGAGGCACTAGGGGCAACAGCAGGGTTTAACGAAGCGGGTACACTCGCTGCACTTGCAGCACCTACAGAAGCCGCAGCCGGAGCTGCAGGAGCTGCAGGACTCGGAGGCGCGGCCTCGCTGCTCGGCCCCGCAGGTATCGCCCTTTTCCTCGCTAACGCACTTGGCATATTTGGGTAATATTATGGCACTCGAAGAACTACAGCAGTTAATCGCA